ATAAAAATAATATTTACAAATATTGTTTTTAAAAAAAAGTTTTTATATTATTACTCTATCACATTAAACTCTAAATCCATTTGAAACAGATGTTCGCTGGTGTCATACATTTCGTTTTTCTTGCCTACAGCTACGGCTTTCAGCCTTAAATTGCCAATCATAATAAAACACAGATTAGACCCCAGCAGGTCGTCTATCAGCGCAATTTCCTCCCGAAGAATCCACCCTGTATTGATAGTAAGCGATTTCTTCCGTTTGCTGCCGTATTTTAATTTGTTTTCAGCATCAAAATAATGCTCAAACTCCGAAATCATTCGGTATTTATCATGAGCAGAGAACCACTCAAACACCAAGTTCTCCGTTTCAAAGAAAATGTGAATCGGATTTTCAACCTCTGGGAATGGAATATATTTAATCTCCCCAGCAGTAATGATTTCATTCTCTTTTCCAGTGAATAATTTTCGGATAAAATTATGAGAACGAACCTCATTTTTCTTCTCAAAAGCGGGTTTCTCTCCTTGATAAATATTCATCAGCGGAACAAATTCTGCCTTTTCCGAAATAGCATCTGCACTGATACGGATTACAGATTCTGGATAGGTTCTGCGCATGGGATGATTGGTAAATAATGGAAAGCATCGTGGTCTTCTGCCAGGAACAAAGAAAACATTCTTTATCTGGTATTCTGAAAGCTGTTCATCATCTGCATTATGCTCGGTAATAGTAATATTTACGAGTGCAAAGCTATACTGATAACCCACATCATTCAGCGGATAAAGCTCTCTGCATCTTGCAAAGAAGTCTTGGATTTCCTCTCCAGGGAAAATCTCTACTTCATTTTTGAAATAAAGATATTCATACTCTTGAACCTCTTGGTATTCCTGCTGATAGCCTTTGAAAAACATCTCCAATTTCATTTTCACATAACTGGAGAAAGGATTATTCTGGCTCATCTTTATTTTGTTCTTGTCTAGAGCAAAATAATAGGCTTCGCCTCTAAAATCTGATTTTAAACTCTCTGCTATCTTCAGCCTCACTGAAAAACTCTTTTCTATTGTCCCTGCTGAAAGCAGTATTTCTCCACTGTAAGCTCCCACAGCAAGACTCTCTGGTTTTACTGTAGTGAGCTTCAATTTTCCACCTTCTATTACAGCAGTTTCTATGAATGATGGTTTTAAAGAAACTCTGATTTCTAAATTATTTGGATTAACGATGTCCGCAGTAAAAGTTTTTGCAGAATCTACCCCTTTTATTAAAGTATCTTCAAAAATTCTTGGAGAAAAATCAAAATCCTTCACTACTTCCCCCGAAATAGTTTTAAATAAAATTACGATTGTCTTTTTCTTTCCTCCCGCTTTTATTTCTGCATGAAATTCATAAGTAGAATCCACTGGAGTAGTGTCTGAATATGCAGACTTTGATATTTGTATAACACTTTTATCAGTTTCTTTCAAAATATCCAAAGAAAAAGGATAAAAAGACTCCCAATCTGGAGTAATATTAAAAGTAATAGGCTCCGTAGTGCGGACTTCTAACCTGGTATCTCCACTAAGGGTCTTTGCCGCCTTGTTGTAAGTCAGAACAAGATCGGTCTTGTCAGTCACCAAATCCGATGGAGATGCCTGCCCCTGCTTAACTTCTAATTTAACCGTTACAGAAACAGAGCTCGGCTCTATGTAATGTTCACCGCCTCTGTCATCTATTCCGTAAGCCTCGTAGATGATAGATGCTGAATATCTTCCCGCACTCAGTCCCGCAAGTCCTGTAACATCCAAAAGAACATCTGCTTGGCGTGGGTTAATCTTTCCGCTGTTTCCCTCTTCTCTAAATATCTTTTCCTTGGTGCTGACATTGAGCCAGTTCGATGCTCCAAGGTTATAAGTCACCCGAGTTTTATAGACAAACTTCTTATATGGAGCATCATTCCACAAATCTAGTTCTGGAAAAGTCAGCCTGCTGGTCTGCTGGCTGGGCATTCCCTTGCCTTTGATGTATTCAAAAACAATAGTAGGAGGATTCACATCCCACTCTACCAAAGGAGCGTCTTCTTGTTTGTATCCGCCGCATTCATAACCATTTTGCGAGGTAAGTTGCCAATTATCACAAACCGCAATCTTTTTTAATCTAATTTTCTTTGCCATAATCTGTATAAAGAATTTCGTTTTGATATTTTTTAAACTCTCTTTTTTCTGAAACCACATTGTGCACCCATATCTCTATACAATATCGATAATCTGTAAAGAGAATTATTCTATTGGGATTTTGTTCAATCATTTTTACGCCTGTAATTTCAGTAGGAATTTTCCATAGCAATTGGCGGAAAGCCCACCTGCTCACTACGAAATCTACATCTTTCGGCGTGTAGTCTTCTTGCAGCTGCCCCCCGAATACTTTCGCTACAGAACCACACACAGCAGGCGTTTCATTTGTCAGCTCCTCGACCAAGGAAATCACTTGGTCGCAAAGCTTATTCATCGGGTCGTTATCAAAAACCCTGAATTTTTGGAAAGAATTTTTATTTTCTCGCATTTCTTTTCTCTATATTTTCAAATTGTTTTATTGCGTTTTTCAGTCTTTTACCGTTTTCGGCGTTCTCTACCATCCACGCTTCTACTCCGTTTTCTTTTAGTTCGGAAAGCACCTGTTTCAAGTCTGATAAAAGAGGCTGCATTTCTGCTCCTAAAACCATCTGAGCCGTTGCAGGAGTCTGAACATCCCCTCCCGAAGTCTGTCCTCCGCCTGTAAAACCTCCTTCTGCGTAGCCTCTTGGCGCTTGTGTTCTGCCTGTTCGGATACTTTCCATCCAGTCTACTACATCAGCAACCACTGGATTCTGAAGCATCCATTTAGGAGTGACATATTCGTTCTCGTGGACTATTCCCGCTGGTCTGAATCCAGAACTATCAGGAGAACCAAAGCCCCCACCTGTAAAACCACCTTTGTCAAAACTATCTGGCTGAGCAAGAACCGCTGCAATCTGCGCAGCACCCAAAGCCGACACCACACCAGTAAGAACCCCAGCGGAAATACCAAAATCAAACTTAGGAACCTGCGCCCATATTCCGATAATTGCTTGAGCTGTATTGATAGCAATCTGTGCAATCGCCATTGCTTTTTGAATTTTAGCTTGTCTGTTTGCCAGTTCAGCTTTCTTCGCATCGGTTTCCTCCTCTAACAGCTGGACACCTTTATGATATTGTTCCTGGTTGATGTAGCCTTCATTCAGCTGTCGCAGAAGCTCTTTCTTCTTATTGTCCTGCCCTTTGGTAAAACTTCTGAGTTCTCGCTCGTTAAGTCTTTGCTGAAGTTCAGAAAACTGAGAAAATGCATTTTTCAACGCCTGCACGCCCATCATTACAGCTTGAAGTTTTCGCTCGGTAGTGTCTAGATTTTTGAAAGTATCGCTCCACTGCGTAACCGAAAACCCAAGAATATCGACTTTGTCCATTTCCTTACGGGCATCTTTCTGAATTTGGGATTCATCACCTACTTCATTTCCATTCTTGGCAGCATTCAGTTTATTGACTTCTGTCGTGATGGATGCTATTCTTTCTTTAAGTTCCTGCACTGATTTTTCAGAAAATACATTTGGATTACTAAGCAAATCCTCCAATATTTTTTGCTCTTTTTTGAAAAGCTCTATCTGTGCCTGGAGCGCAGCTCTGTTTGCATTTTCTCTCAATGCTTTTTTGGCGTCTTCTAGTGTGTGAATGTTTTTCAGCTCTTGGTCACTGAGTTTCAAAAATTCCATTTCAGCAAGTTTTTCCCTTGCCTCTGCCATTGTTTTAATTTCTGTGATTTCATTCTCGTTCTTTTCATGAACAAGAGCCGCCTCCTTCTGTAGGTTCGTGATATCTCGCTGATGTTTTTCAAGCTCTGCTTTTTCATCAATCGTTTTTATCTTCAGCTGATGCGTCTGCTCCATCTGCTCTTTGATTTTATTATTCTGCGCAATAATGGAGTTGATGACTGCTATTTCTTCTCTTTTATTCTGAATCGCTGCATCATAATTTTTTTGGGCTTGAGGACTTGCTCCTGCTTTTGCTTTTTGGAAATCAGAAATTTCTCGCTCTACTTTAGCAATGGCATCTTTCTTTTCTTTATTCTGATTCTCGATGTCTTCTAAATTCCGATTGTGCTCGGTTTCCAAAAGTCTTTTTTCTTTCTCATAACCCTCGAGCTGGATTTTTTCCCTTTCATCTTCGTATCTTCTATGAGCGTCCAGAAGTTCTTTATCGTATTTTCTTTTTTCCTCTAAAGATTTTTCATAAGCCGATTTGGATTTGTCTGCGCTGGAATCTTTTTTAGGAGTTTTAGTTTTTGCAGGACCAGCAACAGCACTATTTACTGGTTTATTAGAAGCAGGAGCTGTTCCTCCCTCTTCTCCTTGTATTTTTTTTATTTCCTCTGCAAGTGCTCTCTGCTGGTCAGTTAAACCTTGTACATCTTGTTTTCTTTTTTCATAAACATGAGCATATTCTTTTTTTAACTCATCTGCTCGTTTTTTCCCTACAGCTTTCAGCCATTTTTGGTATTGAACACCTTCATTTTTATCAAGATTTACAACATCTTTTCCTCCAAAAAAATTACTTATTTTATTAGCTGCTTTATCAATAAGCCCAAGGTTTTCGCCCAGTGATTCGTTTTCTTTATCAATAATCTGCTCTCCTATTTTATCCATTTTGGCTGTAAGTGCTTTTACTCTTGCCATTTTTAGGAGATGCTCGGTGTATTTATCAACCGCTTTAGTGGCTTCTTGAGTATTGATATTTTCCAAATTCAAAAAACCCAAATACTCTGGAGAAATTTCGTTGAGTTTTCTAATAGCCTCCAGTCTTTTTTCTTTAGATAAAGTTTCGTCTCTGGCAGTTTTCATAAGCTGGTCCAGCTCATTTTTTTGAGAAACAATGCTTTTTTCTGCCTCTACAAAAGCATCATTTAGATTTTTCTGCTTTTGTGTAGATGCATCTACTTCCTTGTGATAAAGTTTATATGCTGCTACTGCCGCCATTACTGCTGCGACTAATAAACCAATCGGGTTCATTTTAGTAGTCATATTAAAGGCTCTCATTGCTGCAGTTGCTCCAGCAGTATTTCCTGAAAGTGTAGCCTTTGCTGCTGCATATAGCAAGGTTACGCCTTTCGCTGCATTATCTATCACCATTTTAGCCTTTTGGACTGCATTATAAAGAATGGTCTGCTGGTAGGCTTTTTGGGTAGAAAGAGCAATGAGATACATCGCCGCTTTATAACTGACCATAGCAGTAACCATCACCCCGATGATTTTTGCTAAAAAAGCAAGCCTGTCTTTAAATTCCCTTATGCCGTCTCCTGCCTCCTTGGTTACTCCTGTAATGAAGCCAATCACACGGATAACATCCTCAAAAAGATTGATAATATTATTAGAAGTAAACATTTCCGCAAAAGCATTTTTCAGCTTCTCTACGACTGCAGCTGCGTTGTTATTTTTCTTGCTAAATTCATCTGAAAGAGAAGTTCCGTCAGCCATTGCCTTGCCAGACCTTTCCATAGCAGCTCTAAATTCATCAGTTCTATTGGCAGCTGCACCGACTGCCTTCTGAACCTCCAAGGATTTTAACCCAAGGCTGTCAAAAATCTCAACAGTCTTTGTAGCTTCTACGCCCCGCATTCCCTCGGAAAATCTTAAGAAAAATTCTTCTGGATTGGTATTAAATAATTCTTTCGCCTCCGCCGTGGACATATGCATAGACTGGGCAAACAATCCGATGTTCTCCCCTGCTATCTTCATGAAGTTAGAATATCCCGAAGCCGCTATCTGAGAATCTACCCCAGATTCTTCAAACGCAGCACCAAGCCCTAAGACTTTATCAATAGATGGTTTCAGTGCATCGGGCAAAGCACCTATCCTAAGAGCAAAATCTGAAATATTCCCCTCGCTGGCTGTTCCCGATGCAGCAAGTTCGTTCAAGGCAGAACCTACACCATTGATAGCATCAGCATAGCTCTGCCCTTTGGTCTCCTCGAATAATCCTTTGATTTTACCCAAAGAATCTACCACACCCTCTAAACCGCCATCGAAAGAATCCCCCAGGGCAACATATGCTTTGTCCACCTCTTGAACGAAAGATGCCATTTCCTCCTTAGGAACACCAAGCCGACCGCCCACTTCGGCAATCTTGAGCCTGTCCATCTTGGAGGTTCTGGTGTCCATATCATCGAAAGCCTCCCAGAGCTGTTTCACTTCATCCAGTGCCATGCCTGTAGTCTTCTGAACATCCGCCATGGCATCAGAAACTTTGAGCAGTTCTTCTGCTGTGTTTTTCAGATGCAGACCAGCCAAACCTGCGCCGATAGCTCCAAAGCCAAGCCCTACATCAGAAAGTTTGGAGCGTAATTTTCCTAAAAAACCTTCTGATTCTTTCAGCCTACCACTTACAGCATCAATCTCGCTTTTTACTCTCGAAAAATGCTCTTTTACCTCTTTGAGTTCCGCAGCTTTTCTCATGAATCTTTCAGTTCCTGGTGTGAGCTCTTTTAGTTCGTTTTCTAAACTTCTAACTTCTTTGCTCAACCCTCTGAAAGAATTTTCAACATCTTTCCCGTTTATCTTTAAAACTATTGTTGTAGATACATTCTTTGCCATGTTCAATCTTTAATTCCCAAAGATTGATTTTTTCTGTTTCTCTCCAAAGGACAAAAAAACGGACTGAAAACTCAGTCCGCAATTGTTCAATTATGTGAATGTTATGAATGTTTCATTATTTTTTGTTTATGAAAATTTCATCATAAAATGATAGTTGTGCTTTTCACACCTCTAAAATAAACAATTATTTTTATTTGGCAAAATGAGAAATAGGAAATATAAGCTCTTCAGCGAAATTCTTCGCTCTGAGTTCTGCTACATTCTGAGAAACAAACTCTACTACATCACTTTGTTTGATAGCATCTCCTATGAATGGCTGGGCTCTCATCTCCATATCGTGGGCATCATAGTGATATGAATTCCCCAATTTGGATTTCCTAAACCCACCAGCACGCAGACTATTGACTCCGTAATGCTGGACAAAGCCGTGCCGAGCCATACGAATAACCAGCCTGCGCAAGAAAATCTGCTGGTTTCCGTCTTTCTTCCTGCCGTATTTTTTCACATAGGATTTAGCAGATGCCTGTTTGAGACTTGGTTCGTCTTCTTTTTTTCCGTTGTAGTGGTCCGCAAAAGAATTGGTTTTATTACGAATAGCACCCGTGAGCATCTGCTCTGCTTTTTGTGCGATTTCTAATTCATCTCTGTATTCCATATCCCAAATTTACAACAAAAAAAACGCCCAGCAATAGTCTTCATTCTATATACTGGGCGAAAGTTTATACTCCGTGTTTCTTTTCAAAGACCACCCATTTGAATACTCGGTCTACTTCGACTCTGTCATATTCAGCAGGAATGCCTTTTTCTTCATCTCCTTTAAAAATACATACCTGTCCGTAGGTAATTTCCAACTCTTGGTAAAAGCCCATATCCGTCATGCATTCATAGATATCATGCTCGCTGATAGGCTTTGAAGGAATTACCCCCCCCACCATTTCTAGGATCCTCTTGGTGGAGAGATAGGTTTTCTCCTCCTCCTCGCCGATGTTTCTGTAATACCGCAGGAACAGTTCTTTTATCTTTTCTTTGTAATCTTCCATAAGTTATAGTATAAACTTATTTATATCATCTCGAAGAAAAATAAGTCCGTAGATAACATCCATTACTTCTTTTTTTTCTTCCTCGGTTTCTAAATAAAGATGTGCCGTGAGGAGTTTATTGAGATAAGTGTTTATCTTATCCAGCTGCTCCCTAAAGCCGAAGCTTTCGTTCTGCTGGTTCAGCTTGATGTATTCCAGGCATTCTTCTGAAAGTTTTGCCCCTTGAACCTCTATATATTCTTTATTCCCTTTCATATCATGTATTTTTCGTGAAAGTTTTTAAGCATATTTCTGTAGGCTCTAGTAAAGGAACTACCCCAGGCGTGAGCTCTCTGCTTCTCGTTCTGGAATCCGCAGTAGTAGCATCCTCCTACCAACTTCATCTGCAGGCTTCCCCCGAAAACTTCTGCAAAATCTACGGGCTCTATTAGATTTTTTTTCACTCTTCTAAGCACTCTGCTACTACGCTTCACAGGTTGTGCAATTGTTGTTTTGCTTCGCATTTTATAAAAATTTAAATTAAATTCCCTTTAAAACCACGAAAACAAAAAAACCTTGACTTTCGTGGGTCGCGAAACAAAACAAGACACAAGGGAATTGTACCACTACTTATCAAGGCTAAGCCTATATTAAAATTAAAATTAAATGGGATTTTATAAAGACTCTCCCTTGTCTCTTATTTTATT